TGCGTCTACAAAACTACAAAAAAACCATTTTATAGTGAAATTATTATATCTAAATGTGCCAAATCTGCTTAAAATTTGCTACGTTTGCGGAAAATACGTAAAATATGTTAATATGTTGTGTAAGTTATTGATTTATAGTGTTTTATGCTATCTGTTGATAAATTCTTATTTAGACAGGGTTTACTAAGGTTGAACTGAAAATAGACTATAATAGTAGGGTTTGAGTTAAAGCGTGAACCAAAACGAGCACCAAGTTAGCCTAGAAAACTACTAGAATTAATGTATATTAACAACATAAAATAGACTATATTTAGTATGAGACAAGTACTACATAAGATTAATTTTTACCTAAGGAAAAGTAATGTAAGTAGCCCAACTCTAGTATATTGTGGGATTAGAGTAGATGGAATATTACATAAGATTTCAACAGGTACTAAAGTTAAGCCTGCACAGTGGAGTAAAGAACATCAACTAGCAATAACCTCCAACTTACTAAATAAGATAGACAATTATAACAACGAAGTAGTTAATAAAAAAATAGAAGAGTATAGGGAAAGGTTTACGGAATATTTGATTTACCTTTGCAGTAGTGTTAATGAAACATACAATATTAACGACATTACAGAATATCTAACAGGTATGGCAAAGATAAAAGCAAGTGATTTAATAGAGAGTGCGTTTAATCAGATGTACCCAGAACCTAAAGCAGTTGTTGGTAGAAATGACACAAGAAGAGTTAACCTAGGTAGACTTAAAAGTTACTTGGAATATTTGAACGCTAACAACCTTACTAAGCTAGATGTATTTAAGCAAGCTGGGGTTTTAGCATACCAGAGATACCTAACTAATATAGGGGATAGTGCAAGCAGCGTAAATAACAAGGTAGAACTGATAGCTAGATTAATTAATAAAGTGCTAGCGGTAGAAGAACCGTTTATAAAGTATGGTATTGCAGGCGGTATAGTAGTAGTTAAAAAAGCAGATAAGAGACCAGAGAAAGGAAGATTTACACTTAACCCAGATGAACTATATAGTATTGCAGGACTTAAGCTAGAGGCAGATAAGAAATATAGCTACTCAGAAATTATCCCAACTAGTAAGAATAATATAAAGGGTGATGTCTTAGAGGAGTATAGGGATATATTTATCTTACAGTGTACTACAGGACAGAGAGTAAGCGACCTAGAACAACTTATAAAATACATCATAGGAGAGCCAACTGATAAGGTTAAACAGGTTGAAGTGGAAGGGCTTAAGTATTTTGAGGTTAAAACAAAGAAGAGTCAAGGTAAGGAATGTGCGCTAGTCTTAATTGATGGGTACTTAGAAGATTTCATAGCAAAGTATAGTAAGAAGAAGTTTAGTATAAGCCTAGATAACTTAGATAGTGGAAAGTTCTATAATTATGCTATTAGAATGTTGGCTAAGTTTGCAGGGATTGACAGACAGATAACTTATAGGAACGCACAGGATGAGGAAATAACAGAACCAGCTTACCTTAAATTAACCTCCCACTGTGCTAGACATACATTTATAACGAACAAACTTAGAGCAGGTATAAGCCCAGATAAACTATGTTATCTCACAGGACATTCTGATGATAAGATGATTAAGACTACCTACAGCCACCTAACAAGTACTGATAAGGCTAAGATGGTAGGTGAGGAGTTGGTGAAAGTTGGGGCTATACAAAACCCACCCACCCAATATAAGACCGTACAACCTAAACATAAAGAGGCTGTAGATTATGATAGACTGTTGGGAAAGATTGGAAACAGTAAGGGAAGACTTGGGGATATTGCTAAGTGGTTGATAAATAACGATATAAATATAGATACGCTGATTGGATATTATCAGAAACTTAACCCAGACTCTATAAATAAGGTGGGGGACATGGTGGTAAGGGCTGATAAGATGATGAGTAGGTTAATGGCAATCAGAGACATAATACAGGGAAGTTAACCCACCCAACCAGACCTAGGAAGTGAGCAGATGTACAGTTAAATGTATGTCTGCTTTTATTTTGCCCTTAACTCATTGGAACACAGGATGGTAAGGGTTGATTAAGTAAAGTATTGATATTCAGACTGTTAACGCTAAGTACTTAGAAGTTGGAAGGGATTTTTAGGTGTGTGGGGGATATGGGGGGTACGTGGGGCAGAAAAACCATGAAAAACACAGGATAATCCCCCCACCTCCCCCCAAAGTTAGGCCCAAAAATGAGTCAATTCCTTATTAGTAGAAGTACGTGCGTATGTGCGTAATAGTAACAATGACATTAAATATTAAACAGGCCTATTTTTGTCCCACTGGCAGAATAGGGAAAAACACCAAACTGAAATGAAAAATACTAAAGAAACATGGAAACCTATTACCTGTACCGATAATGTTAAGTACGAGGTAAGTAGTGAAGGTAAGGTTAGAATCCTAAAGACAGGTAGAATATTAAAACCATTCTACACTAACGGTTATGCAATGGTAAACCTAACAAGTGCAAATAATGATAAGACAAAGCAGACCAAAAAACTAGTTCACAGGTTAGTAGCACAGGCCTTTATACCAAACAATGACCAAAGTAAAACATTGATTAACCACAAAGACGAAAACAAACGTAATAACTCAGTAGCTAATCTAGAATGGTGTACGTATAAATATAATGCAAACTACGGAACTAGAAACGAAAGGGTGGCTAAAAGTAATTCTAAACCTATTCAACAGCTAGATATGAAGACAGGGTTAATTATTGCAACCTACCCAAGTATAAAGGAGGCAGGTTTAAGTACAGGGATATGTCGGAGTGATATTTCAAGGGTTGCAAAAGGTAAGAGGAAGACAGCAGGGGGTTTTAAGTGGAAAATAGCAGGATAAACTAAACAATAATAAACTATGAAGAGTAACAGGGTATTAAGTATAGTAGGCGGTGTTCTATTATTAATAAGTGCAGGCCTTAATATACGATGTGAAATGTTGAAAGCTAGACAAGAGGCACAACAAGCAAAGTTCCAAAAGGTCTTAGTATTGAAGTCTAAGGCGTATGATAAAAGTAAGACACAGGACAGAATTAAACAGTAAACATCATGAAAAAGTATATCGTATTTGACAGTAGGAACATGGAAGTAGGTAGATATGAAACTGAACTAGATGTAATACAGGGGCTTAGACTACCTATTAAAAGTACAGACTACGTTAGGCTTTGCTGTAAGGGTGTAATAAAGCGACTAAATGGATATAAGATAGTCAGTGTAGAAACTAGTAACCTATAACCAAATATAAATCCTAGTGCGTGGCGGATCGGGTCACTACTTTTCGATAAGACACTAGGAACATATAGATGTGATTAGCCATTTACGGCTATTTACGGCGATTTGTTAATTTATTGAATGTAAAATTAGGGTTGTCGGTCAGTGATGATAGATTAACCCAAAAGTCTAAGCACGGAAAAGGACGACACACAGAAAACCACTGTATAGGCTCAATTCGAAATAATCCCCTCGATAAGGTCTAAAAACAGTACTGAGCAAGGTGAGTAGTGGGTGTTCGTGTCGATATAGTACGTGCTGCCTTAGTGGGTTGTCTGTTAGTGATAATAGATACTTGCTTAGAATGACACACAGTAAAGCTAGGATAAGGTTGTCTGCCCAGCCCCTAGAATGGACAGGTTTTTATAGGGTAACACTTATAAAGACAGGGTTAGTATAGCGGGCTTAATACTAGGTTCCTCCAAATTCAACTACTATACTACCCCTTAAAACGTCAACTATAATGCAGGTATAGAAAGCCCCTAGTGTGTAAGGAGGATAAAACCACCTAGGCACTACTTTTCAATAAGGCTAGGGGTACTACTGATCCTTTGGAGACTTTCTAGACGTGATGAATTTAGAAAGCAGTAGTAGACCTCGCTACTATAAATAATGTAGGTCAAAAGTTGAAAGACACCGCAACTATAAATTAAAGTACTTTTTTGGGTAGTCAAAATTAGCTACACTCCTAAGTTCTTCAAGTACTTTAAGAAAGGGTGACACAGTTAGGTCTAGGGAAGTTGGACTACTAGGATTGCTCAGATAGTAGGACAGGCAGAACTACAGACTAACAAAACACATGACAGCTGGCTGATAATAAGGCTAGCACAAAGAATAACTTAAAAAATTATTCTCCATCTTCAAAGTCTCAACGAACTTAATCTATCAATGAGTAAGTATTCGAGATGAGCAATCCCCTAGTGTATAAGGCAGGACTAATCCATACCTGCTTAGATTACTACCCTTCAATGTGGGCTAGGGGAACATTGGACTATTAAACTATTACAGGAATGAAGGAAGACAAAGATTTTAATGTAACTATATCCCTAAGCAAACAAGGATATAACTGTAAGGAAGAGGCTATCAGTGCAGTAATGAATGATAAACCTAAGATGGCTGAACTAGGGATAACTGAGACTATGAGGTTTAAGAGAACAACACTAAGCCTACCTAACCTACTAGACAGAATAAGACACGGTTATAGTATGTGTGGCTTGTATAGTTATGCGGTGGGGAAAAAGGTTTGGATTAATACTAGTACTGGAAAATCTTATTATACACTACCCACAGAGAAAGACGGCTATATGAAACGTTGTATTAAGAGGTCTGAGTTTTGGTGTGGGTCGCAGATTGTATGTATTGATATAGATGAGACTGCCTATACTGACATACCAACCTACCTAAACAAACTATCATACCTACCTACTTTCTGCTATGCAACATTTAGCGACAAGCCAGATTCTAGAAGATTTAGACTAGTATATGTGATGTCTAAGGTGTTGAAGTTGAATGAATTTAAGGCAGTATCGACAGTATTACATAGGGAGGTAGAAAAAGATACCCTAGAACGTTGTAAAGACTGTTGCGGTACTAGACAGGACCAGTATTTTAATGGGTGTCGTTGTGATTCTGAGTGTTATAGTAGCGACCTAGTGTATGACTTGAAAGATATAAGGGGGTATTATGATGTACTCTTAGACTTGATAGCAGAAGAGGAAGAAGAACAGAAGATAGCAGTAGACCCTAAACTAATATATGACCTAAAGAACTTAAGCTATGGTAAGGTACTGAAAAACTACTATGGAAAGTTTGAGTACTACTATAGGTCTAAGGTTGAGTTCGAGGAAGGACAGGAAATTAAGTTAGTCAGTGAAGAGAACGGCTACTATGAACTTTACTACAGATGGGAAAATGATAGCCCTAAGAAATATATAGACGGTGAACATAGAAGGGCTAAGATGGGTAATAATGCAAGACTAAGAAGACTGATTAAGCCAGATGTAACAAGTGATGAACTCCTACTTAACTTGTATATAGACCGTGAACGATTCTTTGATAACTCGGATGATGTACTGACTATTGATTACTTGGTTGGGGTTGTAAAGAAAGCAATGAGAAAAGACCTACCTACACTACAGGCTGAGTATGAAGAGTCTAGAAAGGTAATCAAAAAAGTAATGAAGTCAGATTATCACCAAAAGAAAGTAGTAGTTAATACAGGACTAGTGAGTAGGAAACTAGAACGTGGTAGAATGCAAGGACTAATTAATAGAGGTGTCAAGGAATGGAACTACTATGAAATTGACTTGTACTATAACCCAGACTTGACAGTACAGGAAAACTTAGAGGTACTTAAGAAAAACGGTATAGAGGTTTGTGAGAAGACCCTATATAATTACTGCAAGGATAGAGGTATAGTACTGAAACTTACCGATGATGACCTAAGAAAGCTAATCAACCCTAGCCTAAGTGTACGTAAAAACCTAGAGAACATCAAGGGGCAGGGTTATAAGGTTAGCAAGGATAGAATACAGAAAATAATTAACCAGTCCCAACCCTAAATACAATAATGGGAAGGGACACAAAACAAAAGGAGAGATTAAAAATGAAGACAGTAGATTATGCTAAAATTGAAAGCCTGTATAACACTAGATTAAGCATACAGGAAAACTTAGAACAACTGAAAGCTAAGGGAATTGAAGTAGGTAGAGCAAGCCTATATAATTACTGTAAAGATAAAGGGATAAGTGATAGATTAGGTGATGATGAACTGAAACACCTAATAAATCCTATGCAGACAGTAAGACAGAACCTAGATATACTGAAAGGGAAAGGGTACAGAATAGGTATAGAAAGAGTTTGTAAGGTATTGAAGAAGGCAAAGAATACATACAGGCCTAGTGAGTATGAGAAACAGCCTAAGACGGAAATACTTACTACACCTAAACCTACATTGAATGATATAGTAGGGCTTGATAAATTCCTAAGTAGCCTAACCCCTAACATTAATGAAGACTTAGAAATAAAGAACATAGATACAGGGGATGTAGATTTTAAGAACAAGGTAGATGGTGAAGACTTAGAAATAAAGAACGAGCCTGTAGTAGAAGAAGTGAAACCTACTAAACAGGAATCTACTAACCCACTATGTAACCTTAAATTTGATTTTGCTAAGTTAATGGGAGATTTCTAAAGTGTTGATTATTAATGGGATAGCGCATGGGCTCAGCAAGGCCAGCGCGCCCATGATAAAAATAGTTACACACTCAGTCTTAAACTGAGAGTGTGTAACGGTTATAGTGTAATTAAGTTACACTATTATATAGAAGGATTACAAAATAAGGACACCCTAGAAACTAGTATAAAGACCTAGATTTAGCTAAATATTACATAACTAACTGATATATAGTGAGTTAGAATGAAAACCGCCTTATACTAGGGTTACTTAGATTTAGGGAACATAACCTAGAATTAAAGAACATTACTTAGATTTAGGGAACATAACCTAGAATTAAAGAACATAACTTAGATTTAAGGAACATAACTTAGATTTAAGGAACATAACTTAGATTTAAGGAACAACATAATAATTAACCGTCTTAGTATTAACCTAGGACATAAAACATTAAAATAGATATGACAGCAGAAGTATTAAATCAGACAGAGACAATGACAGACGAGGCTAGAAGAGAGTATAGCCGTCAACTTGAAAAGGAGTTATTCGGTGATGTACAGGATAACAGGGAAACAATCTTACCTAGCAAACCAAAGACTATTAAGAAGGATGATACAGTTAAGCTAAGTAAGAAGGAGGAGAAGGAACAGGCAAGGGAGAAGTTTTTAGATACCTTAGAGAATGTTAGGTATAATGATGAGTCTAAGCGTTTAAGCCTATATACCTTTGACGGTCGTAGTAATGATATGTTTTGGGAAATGGTATTAGAGGCAAGGAGGAAGAAGTTAGCAGGTATTGTAGATGAGCCTGTAGATAATACCCCAAGCAATCCAACACCAACAACCACTACTAATCAATCAGACCCTTACCAATCAGACCCTATGCTAAGAAGTCTAGGGTTAACAGGGAATGAGAAAGAGGACAACATTAAGATACAGAATAGCTTATTAGGTCTTAGTGGCAAGTGGGATAAACTTTAATCAAGGAGGACAGCAATGAAGAAGATAGAGAAGTCAGTATTAGATAAGAAGGGTGTAGAGATAGAACGTGCAACCCTAGACAATGAGGTACAGGAACTAACAAAGGAGGAAGTACTAGAAAGATTCATAGAGCAATCAGAACGCCTACTACCTAATAAAAGCTGGTTAGACTATAGGGTGTTCTAGTGTGTAATATTGCAGTTCACAAGCCCTAGAATCCTAATAAGTAAGAAAGAAATTGTTTTCAATCTGTAATAGTTTATTGTCATAATTAGGTAGGGGTTAGTAGTGATATTAGCCCTTACCACTTTACTAATACAGACTGACAACTAAACACTAATAAACTATGCCAACAATATACAGGCCACCTAAGAATATAAACAAAGATTCTTATAGTGCCAAACGAAAAGCAGAACGACAGGCAATATATAGTAGCACAACATGGAAACAACTAAGAGATACAAAGCTAAGACAGAAACCTTTATGTGAATGTTGTCTTAAGAAGGGTGTAATCAAGGTTGCCCAAGACGTACACCACTTAATTAGTTTTATGTCTACTAGTAATCCTGTTGAGAGAGATAGACTAGCGTATGACTTAGATAACCTCCAATCAATCTGTAGGGAATGTCACAACGCTATCCACAACCCAAAGAAGAATAACACAACACCTAGTAATAATGTAGGGGAAGACTTACAGTACTAGGTAGAAGTATAAAGTCAGTTAGTTATTAAGGGGTGAGGTAGAGAGTAAAGTGTAACAGTTTGATTTTTAGCACTTTATACCCCCGCCCCTGTCTAACTATTTGACTATCAACGTTTTACCCCACCCCAGTTTTATTTGCACATGGGAGGGTAATTTTTAACACATTTTGAGATTATGACAAGAACATTAGACGAAGTATTAGACTGTTTAAGACTAGACTACAAGAGACCAATATTAAACCTAGTAGATGGTGTTTGGACTTACTATAATGGATGTAAGAGTAGTAGAGGTGAACTAGAATTTTTATACCTAGGCGACATAACAGACCCTACTACACCCCACTTATATACAGGACAAGGAGAAGACATACATTACTTACCTAGCTTAGATATGTTGCAGGGTAAGGAGGAACAAACGATACAAACCTTGACAAACTTAGAGAGAGCTGGTTGTCATATCTACATCTTAGCATATAGAATAGGTGTAGAGGATATGTTAGAAAAGCGAATGAGGTATATAATGTTTGCAAGCCGTTCCTACATGACAGACGACTTACCCACAGATGACTACCACCGTGAAAAGTGTGAGATGGTTAAGCGTTCATTAAATCTACTAGAAAAATTATATAATGAGTAATACTAGCTTAAATAAATCTAAGGCAGCAAAGAATGATGAGTACTACACTAGACTAGAAGACATTGAGAAGGAACTAGTATATTACAGTCCATACCTAAAAGGAAAGAAGGTAGTTTGTAATTGTGATAGTGAGGCTAGTATGTTTTGGACTTACTTAACTACTAACTATGATAGTCTAGGATTAAAGGGACTAACAGCTACTCATTACGACCCGAACGGTACATATAAGTTAGACTACAGAAACGGACAAACAGTAAAGACAGTAGTAAGTGGAGACGGTAGCTATAACAGTCCAACTAGCAAGGCAATATTAAAGGATGCAGATATAGTAATTACAAACCCACCCTTTAGCCTATTCAGAGACTATATAGATACAATCAAGGACAAAGATTTTATAGTAATAGGTTGTATAAATGCAGTGACTTATGGGAATGTCTTTCCAATGTTTAAGGCAGGACAGATTAGATTAGGTCACATAACACTTAGGTACTATGTAACTCCAGACGGCACAGTTAAAGACTTAGGTAGTACATCATGGTTTACTACCCTACCAGTGAACAGACAGGAGTTAGTACTAACAGCTACATATAACCCTACTGATTATCCAACCTATAGTAATTATCAAGCTATTAATGTGAATAAAGTAAAGGACATTCCAAGCGACTTTAAAGGTTTAATGGGTGTCCCTGTTAATTTTCTGACTAAGCACTGTAGCAGTCAGTTTAGAATAGTTGATAGGTTGAATAATCCAAAGCTAGGTGAGAAGACAATCTATAAGCGTGTAATAATTGAAAGAATATGAAAAGACTAAATCACTTAGAATTATTTGCAGGTATAGGTGGGTTTAGTAGGGCAGCAGAACTATTATACCTAGATAGTGGCTTAGAGATACCAACCATAGCCTACAGTGAGATAGATAAGCACGCAGTGAAGACTTATCAAGCAATACACCCAAGCAGTAAGTATAGTTTAGCGATGGGTGACTTAATAGCATGGAATCAGACTAAGGACTACATAACAAGGAACTTAGATATAGATATTTTAACTGGTGGCTTTCCATGTCAGACTTTTAGTAGTGCAGGTAAAAGGGCAGGATTTCAAGACCCAAGAGGAACGCTATACAATGAGATAGTACACATCCTAGAAGTCAAGAAGAAACAGTACAAGCCTATCCCTTTTGTACTCTTAGAGAATGTAAAGGGGCTGTTAACACATGACAAGGGTAACACATTTAGGACAATCCAAGCAAGCCTAACTAATCTTGGCTACACTGTATATTACGACCTATTTAATGCAGCAGATTATAAGTTAGCACAGAATAGAAACAGGCTTATTATCTTTGCTACCACCTTAGACCTGCCTAACTTTACCTTTACATCAACTAAGGTAAGGGACGTATTTAACAGGGACTACAGGAAGGAATGGAGCATAAATAATCAGTCTGAGGTATTGGATATCCTAGATAAGAAGGTAGATAGCAAGTATAACACCTCAACTAGTCCAACATACAGGGCTTATCTGTTGGGGGAAAATACAAGCTACACAACTAAGCCAAAATTTGATAGACCAATAGCAGCAACCTTAACCTGTAAATCTGATAGAAGGGCAGGAATGGGGAACTACTATACACATCATTATATACAAACAGGTACTAGGAAACTTAACCCAGACTATCACACAGAGCCACTTAGAAGAATTACACCTACTGAGTCATTTAAGTTACAAGGATTTACAGGACACGATGTAGACCTAGCTAGACAGGCAGGGGTAAGTGACACGCAATTATATAAACAGGCAGGTAATAGTTATGCGGTTAATATGTTCTATGCAATTTCCCACTACCTGTTTAATGACCAAAGAATACATGAAAAACAATGATAACAAAGAAAAAGATACAGGCCTTATATCCAGATGTTAGGGAGTCAGTACAGGAATATATGTACAACGCCTATAAATATCTAGAGTCTGAGTATGGGGAAGTTAAGGCAGAATGGAAAGCAGCCCTATCTCTTCTATCTGAGTCACTAGATATGTTTTATCAGTGTAAGGAAAGAATTAAGAAGGATGGACTACTAATTAATGATAGATACGGTAATCCAAATAAACACCCCTTACTACAAATTCAAACAGCCTATCAGATACAGATATTAAAGGTAGTGAAAGAGTTAGGACTATCACCCCTAGCAAGTAGTAAGATAGCGGATAAGCCAGAGAAGGGGGAACAGGAACTTAGTGCAGAGGATTTCATAACTAAACTAACAGCAGGATAATATGGAACATTTATACAAGGGCAGCGAGTTAAGAATTAAGCCCCAAGGATTCGTAGAAGGTGGACAAGTTACTTTCTATACAGTTAATCCTAGGTTTGGTACTATCTTAACAGCTACAGACGATGAGGGTTATATGTTTCTATCATGGCCTCACCTTCAATATATGGGGAAAGGTGTTCTAAACTACAAGGTAAATAATCCAACCACAGGACTAGATAGACTTATTACCACAGATTATTATATAGACTCAGATTTAGAGGTAGATGATACTGAGACCCTAGGTAATGTAAGTGATAGAATAGAATCTACTGTTAGCGGTAAGTTGACAGAAAAGATAGATGCAGGTATTGAGAAGGTAACAAGGTCAGCACAGGAACAGGTAGATAGTGCAAGTAATAGAATTAAAGAACTAGGCACTACATTTACTACTACAATTTCAACGATAGGCAAGAGTGTAGAAAGTGCGTTAGAGGATGTAAACACTAAGGTAACAGAGAAAATAGGAACGGTTGATACTAGGCTGACACAGATACAGGATGACTTAACTACTAAATGTCCTTATGTCGGTGGAGATTACTATGTATATAATTACGACAGAACTACTGGAAGTCCTAAGAAGACCAGCCTATACGTGAAAGGACAGGACGGTAGGAACGGAGTAGACGGCAGAAGTAAGGAAGTAAGGCATACAAATTCAACAGAGACAGACGTAACAATTAGGAGCGGTGAGTTTCATGTGTGGGAAGTGGTAGAAAGTCTTAATATTACCTTACAACCAGCCCCTAACAGTCCTTTCCTAGATGAGTACGGATTTATTTTTAAGACAGGGAGGACAGTACCTAGAATAAGTCTACCTTCTAATATCAAACTACCACGTACATTTATTATCTTACCAAACCATATCTACACTGTTACTATCTTAGGTACTGTATTAGAATTTGGTAGTCAATCATTATAAGTATGAAAAAATATATAAAAGAAGGACACCTATATAACGGTTACATAGAATTAGACGGTAAGACAATCATTAACCCAACAGAGGAAGAACTAGTACAAGCAGGATGGCAAGTAGTAGAAGAAACTCCAACTACTGACCAACAAGAAGAAGATGTAGTAGAAGAACACAAAGAGCCAACTGAGGAAGAACTACTACAGGTTGCAATATTACAGAAGATTAATGACATACGGTATTACGACAGTTCAGATGAGATTAATAGTTTCACAGTAGGCAATCTTAAATTTTGGCTCGATAAGTCTGAGCGCACAATATTATACGCTGCTCTCCTAGCACATGAACAGTTAGGTAAGGAGACGATGACCAAAATTTATCACGGTCACACATTTACCTATCCTATAGCACAGTGGAGACTGCTATTAGCTATGATTGAGTGCTACGCTACTGACTGCTTGAACTGTACAGAAACTCATATAGAGGTCGTTAGAAGACTTACTAATAGGGAGGAAGTACTAGCATACGACTACAAACAGAATTACCCAGACCCTTTAATACTAGGATAACACTATGATAGATGAGAAGTACAAATCTTATGCTAGGGATGTCTTAGGCGGTAAGGTAGTAGCGTGTGAGTATGTTCGTCTTGCTTGTTCTAGATACCTAAGCTGGTTTGACAAAGAAGATAGGTACTTTGATTCTAAGGCAGTTGATAAGGTAGTTAATTTCTTACAAAAGCTACCACAGTCTACAGGTAAATTTGCTGGTAAACCCTTAGTATTGCAGGAATGGCAGAAATGGGTAGTAGCAAGTATATACGGCTTTAAGTGGTGTTCAGATAATACTAGAGTCGTTAGAGAAGTCTATATAGAGGTGGCCCGTAAGTGTGGAAAGTCGACACTAGCAGCAGGCCTTATGTTATATCACCTCATAGCAGACGGTGAAAATGAGGCGCAAGTAATTTTCGCAGCCAATAGTTACGCACAGGCACAGCTAGCTTTTACGATGTCTAAGAACTTTATTAGTAGCATAGACAAGAAGGGTAAGTACTTTAACTATTACAGGGATTCTATTAAGTTTCCCCTTACCAAGTCTACTATGAAAGTTGTTAGTTCAGATGCAGACAAATTGGACGGCCTCAATTGCTCCAGCTTTTGCCTCGATGAATTTCATGCTGCCAAATCTAATAATACTGCAAATGTCTTAACTAGTAGCGTAGGTATGAGAACTCAGCCCCTACAGTTATACATCACTACAGCAGGCTTTGATATGTCTAATCCATGCTACCAACTTAGAAGTACATTTATAAGTATCTTGGAAGGTAAGGCAGAAGATGATAGTATATTTTCAGCTATCTACACGCTAGACAAGGAAGACGACATAGAAGACCCTAAGAACTGGGTAAAGTGTCAACCAAACCTAGGGCTTACTGTTACAGAGTCTTACTTACAATCTGAACTAAGGAAAGCAAAGAATAGCCCTTTATTACTCACTAACTATAAAACTAAATTGATGAATATTTGGTGTAGCAATGAACGAGGCGAGTGGATTCCTAGTAGATATATACAGGACTCAATGACACCTATAGACCTTCAAGACCCAAAATTTCAAGGGTGTACAGGCTACTTAGGATTAGACCTTAGTAGTACCTCAGATATAACAGCAATGACCTTAGTAATACCAACCGACAATATAATCTACTCTAAGTCTTGGTACTACTTGCCACAGTCTGCCCTAAGTGAGAGTAGCAACAGGGATAAGTATAAATTTTGGCAAGGACTAGGTTATCTGAATATCACAGGCGGAAATGTGGTAGATTATAACATGGTAATCTTAGATATACAGGCTATTAACAAGACTATACCTATTGAGTGTATATCTTATGACCAATGGCAGAGTACTATGGCAATTATTAAGTTAACAGAACTAGGATTTAACTGTCAACCATACAGCCAAACAGTAGGCAGCATGAACAGACCGACTAGGCACTTAGAAATGATAGCACGTAATGGCACACTCAAGCTAGATAAAAACCTAATTACGTCTTGGATGTTTGGTAATTGTGAAATTATGGAAGACAGTAACGGTAATATCAAACCTGTTAAGCAGAATAATAACAGCGAACGTAAGATAGACGGTGTACACTCAACCCTTAACGCACTAGGTAAATATTTAGAACAGCCACGATATAATAACGAAATAACAGGATTTAATTTTTAACTATGAAAATATTAGGACTTAATATAAGTAGGGACAAGCCAGAAAAACGAGGCCAACCCTTTTATAACCCTAACTTATCAGAAAGTCTAGGATGGGGCTTTGGTTATCAGTCAGGCAGTGCTATGAGTCTTAGTGCGGTCTACAGTGCGGTTAACCTTATTAGTGATTCAATTGCTACCCTACCTATTCAAGTCAAGGCAAAGAATACAAAGGGAACAGACCTACTAGACAAACACCCACTTTATGACATCTTTACTAACAATAGGATGACACGCTATACCCTACTTAAGAATATAGTACAGTCCGTCTTATTAAAAGGTAACGCTTATGTCCTAATTGAGAGAAAAGGTAAGGGTATGGATGTAGTAGGGCTTAGATACTTACCAGCTGATGATGTACAGTGTATTTATAGAAAGGAAGATAACACCCTTTACTATACCTGTTCATACATAGGTGCTAGACAGATACAACCTAGTGATATTCTACATTTTCTTAGGTACTCAGTTGACGGTGTACAGGGTATTAGTGTTCTGAGTCATGCAGCTAGAAGTCTCAATATCGCACAACAAACAGAGCAGGTAGCAGAGAACTTTTTTAGTAATGGTTGCAACTTAAACGGTATTATCAAGGTACACAGTAATCTAAGCGAGGAACAAAAGCAGGCAATATCTACTAATTGGCGGTCTACATTTGGGCAAGGTAATCAAGGAGGCGGTGTAGTTGTGCTGCCTGTAAATATGGATTATCAGCCAATCAGTATTAACGGCTCAGATGCTCAGATGTTAGAGTCTAGAAATTTTAGTGTAGTTGATATTGCACGTTTCTTTAATATCAGCCCTGTACTACTAGGCGACTTAAGCAAAAGTAGTTATAGTAGTGTTGGTGAATCTAACTTACAATACCTTACTTACACGCTTAACCCCTATATTGTGATGATAGAGGAGGAACTAAATAGGAAACTAACAGGTGGTACAGGATTAGAAATAGGCTTAGATGAAACTGCAATACTGAGAACGAATAAGGCAGAACTAGCAGGGTACTATAACAGTCTTCTTAGTATGGGAGTTCTTAGTATCAATGAAGTTAGAAGACAGCTAGGTTATAATCCAGTTGAAAATGGAGACAGCCACAACCTAGCCTATAATGATGTAAGTAAGACAAACCTAACCGATAATACAGAAGATGAAGAACAGGAATAACTTAGAAATTAGGGCTATTAGTAATGATGTACAGGTAGACTCTAGGAATATTACAGGTTATGCAGTAGTGTTTGAAAGCGTTTCAGAGGACCTCGGATTTAGGGAACGTATTATGAAGGGTGCAATTACGGACGATACTATTAAAAAGTCTGATGTATTTTGCCTCCTTAATCATGACCCTTCTAAAGTACTAGCTAGGTCTAAGAATGGTGAAGGTAGTTTGAAACTAGAAATAGACGAACAAGGACTTAAGTATAGTTTCGCAGCACCACAGACAGACTTAGGTAATGAAATCTTAGAACACTTACAAAGAGGTGAGATAGACTCTAGCAGTTTCGCTTTTACAGTTAGCACAGATGAAGGTAGTGAGAGGTGGTACACAGTAGAAGGTGTGCAGTACAGGGATATTTATAAGATTGATGAGTTATTTGATGTCAGCCCTGTATATCAACCAGCTTATCAAGAGACAACTGTAAGTAAGAGAGCACTAGAAGAACTTGAAAAACAAAAAACAATGCAGGACGAGAAAGAGAAAGAAGTACAGGAAGAGACTGTAGAGAAGACTGATGAGGTACAGGAAGATAAGGAAGTACCAACACAGGAAGAAGTAGAAAAGAAAAACACTGATACAGAGGACAAGGAAGAAGTACAGGAAGAGACTGTAGAGAAGTCTGATGAGGAAGTAGTAGACGAGGATAAGGACAAAGATAACGATGTTGAGGGTGAAGATAAGGAAGAAGAAACACGCTCAGCACGAACACACAAACATATTAATATTAATACGATGAAAGAACAGAGATTTAGTTTACTCAAGGCTATTAGAAATGTAGCAGAAAACAGACAGCTCGATAATGTAACGGCAGCAGTTTGTAATGAGGGTATGAAGGAAATGAGGGCAGCAGGTCTTAATACAGTAGGTCAGATTTATATCCCTACCATGGAAACACGTGCGGCAGTTTCAGTAGCTAGTGAGGGTGTAGATGTAGTAGCAACAGACTTATACGATATTATCGAGCCTCTCCGTGCTAAGAATGTCCTAGTACAGGCAGGTGCAAAGTTCTATACAGGCTTGACTAATAATGCACAGATTCCAGTAATGACAGGCTCTAATGTGAACTGGGCAGGTGAGACAGCAGCAGCAACAGACGGTAATGTACTGTTTAATAATGTAACACTCACCCCAAAGCGTTTGACGGCTTATGTTGATATATCTAAGATGTTGCTTGCACAGGATTCTATCGGTGTAGAGAATGCAATTAGGCAGGACTTGATTAACGCTATTAACTCAAAGCTCGAGAATACTATCTTAGGCAAGGGTGCTAAGTCAGCAACAACCCCAGCAGGTATCTTCAACGGTAAGACCCCAACTAAGGTTACTGATTTTGAGGGCTTGGTAGGTCTTGAGGCAAAGGTTGAGGAGGCTAATGTATTGGGTGGTATTTCATATATTGCTAGTCCTTCTGCACGTGCTAGTTTTAGAAACATGATGAAGGGTTCTAGAGGTACAGCCCAGCTTGCTTATACTGATGGCACATTGGACGGTACACCAGTTTACAGTACATCAAATGTAGAGGCTAAGACTTTTGTAGTAGGTGATTTCAGTAACCTAGCTATTGGAAGTTGGGGCGGTCTGGACATCGTGGTTGATAACTACACACAGGCAGTTAATGGTATGATTCGCTTAGTAGTTAATGCCTACTTTGATGCAGCACTTATCAGACCAGAGGCTTTCCAGTTTGGTACATTCGCAGTCTAATTAGTTAACTAAGTTTCTATATGTACGTAAACTTACAGCAACTAAAAAAACATCTTAACATAGATTCAAGCTTTCACGATGACGATGAGTACCTATGTGACCTAGAACAAGCAGCGGAATTAGCAGTAGAACGACATATAGATGATAAGTTAGAAAATATCATACAAGCTAGTGGGAGGACAACTTTACCGCCTCCCCTAGTTCAATCTATATTAATTCTAACAGCAAACTTATACGCTAACCGTGAATCTATAGCTTTTAGTAGTCACACAGAGCTACCCTATAGTCTAACCTACTTACTAGACCTTTATAAGAATTATAGTAAGAATTTCACTGGAGGAAAGGATAAGGTACAATGAGAACAGGACTACTAAGAGACACCATAGGAATTTATCGGACTGAAATAATACAAGACGATTTCGGAGGTACTGCTAATCACCACCGCCTATTAACAACTACTAGAGCTAATGTAGGTTATAAGACAGGAGATAGAGAGGTAGTATGTGATGAACTAGTCTATACCTATCAAGTTACTTTTGAAGTTTGGCAGTACGTTAATATACAGGAACACACAGACTATATAATGTACAAGGATAAGAAGTACAGGGTCTTAAGTGTCATTCCAGTACCAGCCCAACAGAAGAAGGTAATAGAAACAGAGTTAATTAATGAGTAATGAGAACTTAGAAATAACAGGGGTGGATGAACTTGTTAAGAAATTCACAGAACTAACAGGACGTGAACAGACCAAAGCTAAAAACACTGCACTAAAAAAAGGTAGTGATATATTAGTTAAGGCAGCTAGGCAGAGTCTTAGACAGGTCACTAAAAGCTATAACCGTCCTAATTGGTGGAATGGTAAGACACTAGAACAGGGGATAAAGTATAGCAAGCCCCAGAAAGATAGTGACACTGCTAAGGTTCATATCATGGCAGACTTTAGATTAAAATTTTGGGAACTTGGTACACAGTTGAGACGTACTAAGGCAGGTGCTAGTAGGGGTGTTCATAAGCGACATAGTTTTTTCCAACCCACTGTACAGGCTAAGATGTCAGAAGTTGAGGACTCTATGGGTAGGTTATTTTCTGAGTCTATTGATAAGATATGGAATAAGAAGTAATGGAGAGTTTAGAAATAGGTAGGATAGTAAAAAATATTCTATCACAAGACACCCAACTAAGTAGACAGATAGGTACTAAGATTTTTCCACTAGTCGCTGATAAAGGTACTAGTTTCCCTTTTATTGTATATAGGAGAGACGGTGTAACCCCAAGCAGTAATAAAGATAGTCTAGTATATGATGTAACAGTTAGGATGTCTCTAATTATTGCAAGTAGTGATTATAAGCAAGGTTTAGACTTACTTAGTAGGACAATAGACACCTTACTACAAGAACTACCAAAAGAGACAAGCTGTACAGACATTGAAATCTTAGATACTAGTGAGGAGTATAGAGATGATACTTTCTTACAACTACTTAGTATTGGAATTAACATAAAAAATAAATAACATAATATGGCAAGTGTAACCAAAGGACGTGACCTAATGCTTTTTATTAATGGAAAGTCTATCGCTTTTGCAACTAGTCACAGTCTTTCAATTAGCCAAGATACTACTGAAACTACATCTAAGGACAGTGGCGGTAAGTGGGTATCAGCACAGGCAGGTAAAATTAGTTGGGAAATGAGCACAGAAAATCTAATGTCAAATGATGGTGAAGGTGTAGGCTTTGAGGCACTCTTTGATATAATGACTGCACAGACCCCAATAGATGCAGTATTTGCCCTAGAGAAGAACTATAAGACTAAGGCAGATGAGGTAACTAAAGGCGGTTGGATTCCTTCAACTACTGGCACATATACAGGCAAGGTATTAATTACATCCCTAGAGTGTTCAGCACCAAATGAGGATAACGCTACATTTTCTGCTACTTTTACAGGTGTCGGTGCGCTTAAGAAGGTGGCAACAGCATAAAGAAATAATAATGAAACAGGGCTATACCTATTATATCCAAACTTAACAAGGGTGTAGTAGGTAGCCCAATAATTTTTTAATCATGAATACAGTAACTATTAACAACAAGGAATACAAACTAGTCTACTCAGTACGTGCTATGATGTTATTTGAGGCAGCAGCTAGTAAATTATTTAGCCTAGATACACTCAGCGACCAGTACCTTTTTCTGTATTGTTGTATCTTAGCAGGTAACAAAGACACTGACCTTACATTTGATAAACTCTTAGACAGCCTAGATGAAGACCCTAGTATCTTTACAGCTTATACAGATTTCATGAAAAGGGAATTATCTAGACAAGCTGAGTTTAAGGGTAAGGATGACACTAAGAAAGGTGAGGATAAGGGAAAAAACTAGGAATGGCAGATGTATTTAGTATCTTAGTCTACCAAGGCAACCTAGCCCCAGAGTATGTACTAGACAGGATGAGTATGTTAGAATTACACGTACTAGTTAAGAATTTATACAGGGCTAAACAGGATGACTGGGAGATAGGGAGACAGGCTATTTATACATCTGCCAAGGTAATGGGTGGCACTAAAGAAAATAACCCACGAAAATTTATGCCCTTACCATGGGACAACTTAGAAGGTAGTACAGGTGATAAAGACCCACTACCAACCAAGGAGGACATAGATAGACTTAAACAGAAAGCGAAGGAATATGGCACAAGATTTAGTAACCAAAATAAGACTTGATGATAAACAGTTTAAGTCCATTATTGATAAAGTAAAAAGTGAAGTAGGTAATACTGAGGCTGTTTTTAAGGCTAGTAGCGGTAATATCGTAACTATTCAGCGATAATAGATATATAAGTGCATATCAATTTATCAAACCTTAAATAAGGCTTGAATCGCATTATATGGAGTTTTGTCGTGCTTCTTTGCTGTTTCTACAATCGAATGAAGTTCAAGGAAAGCGTCTGCTCCAAAGTCTGAACGAAAAGCACAGGAGTTCTTCAGTTTGATTTTTAGCTTGCGTATTCCCCTTTCGCTTCCATTATTGTCAAATGGTATCATCGGATTTTCGAGGAAATTGAAAATG